AACTTAGGTGGGAGTAATACTATAGGCTGACAGAAATGTACCCACGCAGGCTAAAAACGGTAAGTAGAAATTCAAAATTAAACTAATTTCCAAGGGGAGAGGTGTATCCAATTCACAACAATTTATTATAATGGCAATCACAAAAAGAATAATCAAGATCTCTAAAGAGGAACATGATAGGCTTAAAAGGGACTATGGGCATACCTTTGATCTGTATTTTCAAGTTGATCAACACTATGTTATTGGAGACCTTAAAGATCTAAAAGCCGCGGGCGTACCTCTGGATGTTCCTTTCTATTAAAAAATATTTTAATTTTTTGTTTTGATATAACAAATTTTGTTATATATTTGCTTATAACTAAAAATAAAATAGGCTATGTCTAAACAAACATTAAGCAATTTTAATCCCACTAGAGATTGGGTATTAGTTGCTGACCCAAGGGAAAAAGAAACTGAAGGAGGTATTATATTACCTGATAGCATCAAAGATAAATTCCAATCTAATATTTCTGAAATACTAGCTATAGGACCTGAGTGTAAACAAGCTAAGGTTGGAGATCTTGCTATGGTTAATCCAACAACTACAGGTAATATTATAAATATAGAAGATGTATCATATATTATGGTTCCTGAACATTTTTGCATGGGAATATTTAAACAATAATTATGGGAAAAAATCAAATTTATTTAATATCAGAAATGGTACAATGGAAACAAGATTTCTTTAGAGATCTGTATGGAGAAGATATATATGGAATAGCTAAAGATGGATCTGTTTTATATAATACTAATAATAAAAAGATTTCTGATCGTATATATTATACATATTTAGCAAAAGAAGAACCTGTAGAATAGATGAAAGGTACAGTTACTATCAGCTTAGAGGATTATACTAAATTGCAAGATAAAAATAAAACTCTAACTGAAAAAGAAGAGCATTTATATAGGACAGCTAAAGAATTAGCTGTATTTTTATCGTTTTTATCATCTAGAGAAAATATGGGTAAATATATAGAGCAATTTAATTTACAATCTAAAACCTGTAAGATTACTTTTGATGGTAGTAAAGCAAGTATAGAAATAAGAGATGTTAAAAACTAATTATAGGATAAAAAGATTTGAAGATTGGATAAAAACTAGTATAGATTTTGAAAAGAAATTAAAAAATTTTAAAAAGATTAGTAACTGTGATTCTAGATTAACAATGTTTGTTAGCAAAGATTATTATGTATTGCAAATAGAAATAGAAGATGAAAAAAATTAAATTAGAAATAAATAGTAATTATAAATACTTACAGTTTTGGAATAGTATGTTTAATTTAACAGCTAAAGAATTATCTATATTATCAGCTTTAATGGATGTTAATAAAAGTGAAAACTTATGTTCTTATGATAATAAAGTTAAAGTAGCAAAAAAATTAAAAATAGATGATCCAAACAAATTAAATAATTATGTAAAACGCTTCAAAGATAAAGGAGCTATAACTTTAAAAAATAATAATTATGTTTTACACAGAATCCTCAAAAGACCCGATAGCATTACAGTTGAAGTGGTTTGGACTGGTAGCAAATAAAACTTTATTTTTATATGTCTATGAAATTCATGGAGGAGTCGTAGAAATTATAACAGATAAAAAAGGAAAATACGTACACAGTAAATTAATAACAGATGAATATTTTTAAATTAACATTACAATTTGCAAAAGAGGCAACTAAATATATTGCATCAGGAGCACCTAATGTAACTACTGAACAATACGAAGAAAGATTAAAAGCATGCCAATCTTGTGAGCATAGAGTAGAAGGAACACATAATGATGTATGTGGATTATGTGGATGCAATATTGCAGTTAAAGCTAAATGGAGTACTACAGAGTGTCCAGATAAACCAGCAAGATGGCCAGAAATAAAAAAGAAATAATATATTTTTTAGCTAATAAGTATAATCTTTCTTTAAAAGAAATTGAAACAATTGTAAATTCACAATTTAAATATACAGCTTTAGTAATGAGACATGGAAGTTTCTCTACAGTTAAATTACCTTATTTTGGAAAATTTACAGTAAATAAAAATAGAGTAAAACATATAAATAAATTAAAAAATGAGTCTACAAGACGATCTAATAATACTGAAGAATAAAGTACCAGTTCCAAGCGCATACTCTTTATTAATTAAAGAGTTCAAAGATCTTAATACAAAAGAACTTGGATATGTATATTTTATGTGTGATCATAGATCAGCTTATGCAGTTTACGAATGGGATAAACGACATGAAGAAGTAAAGAACAGTTTATTTGGAACCAAAAAATGGGATCCGTCAAATAAATTAAAAATTGCATGCGACAAATATAATGAATTGATAGAAACATCTGCAGTTAAATTATTAAAAGCTGCAAGAGAATCTGTAAAAAAATTAGAGGCCTATTTTAGGACTGTAGATCTAACATTAGTAGATGATAATGGGAGACCAATATTTCATGCTAAAGATCTAGTTAATAATCTTGAGAAAATGGGTAAAGTAGTTGATGGATTATCTAGATTAGAGGATATAGTTAAAAAAGAGGAACAAGCAAACAATCCTACACGGGGTGGGGTTGAAGTTAATAAATATAGTCAATAATTAAAAACAAAAACCAATGATAAAATTTTTTAATGGCTGGACACCCAGCAAGCAAATAGATAGATTTGAAATTACGTTAAGATTAAGTATTTTAACAATTTTTGAATTTTCCTATGATATTTCTGATAAAAAGTTTAAATTAGTACTTTTAAATTACGGAATATCTAATTAATGTATATATGTATACTTATAACGCGAAATGCACAAGAGTAGTTGATGGGGATACCATTGACGCTGAGATAGATCTAGGCTTTGATGTAAAAATAAATAAACGGATAAGATTATCTGGTATTGATGCACCAGAGTCTAGAACTAGAAACAAAGTAGAAAAAAAATTAGGATTAGCCGCTAAAGATAGATTAACAGATCTTTTAGACGGAGCTGCTAATTGTTTTGAATTAGAATCACAAGAATTTGGCAAATATGGTAGAGTTCTTGGGAAATTACATATTAATAAATTATCAGGAAAAGATACATTAACACAAGTTTGTATAAATGATCTTTTAGTTAAAGAGGGGTATGCCGTAGAATATGATGGCGGTAAAAAAAAGTAAAATGGAATTCTTAGAAGATTTAGATATGTATGATAAAGCAATGACAAATGCTTATTTTATCATAACTAAAAGAAAAACTTTAGATGATTTATTAACTGATTTAGAATTAGGAGGTGTGCAAGAGGTTGCGTTACCTTTTGATCCTCATATAGAAGATGGAAGATCAGCAGATATAATTGATATGCTAGTTGAATACTTTGAAGGTAATGAAGATTATGAAAAATGTGCTGAACTTACAAATTTAAAAAAAGATGCTTCAAAACACAAATCGAGTTAGGCGCCCTGCATTATATTTTCAAAAATATGGACATTATACAAATGCTTTACCTGGTACTAAAGATTACTATGATTACTGGGACGAAGAAAAGAAAAAATGTTTATATGGTTTTACAATAGATAAAGGTAAACCTGATGAATTCTCAATAACAGGCTTTCACTATTTTTATTTAAATTATTGTCCAATAGATAGGGCAGTAGATGAAGAACTTCCAGATGGTACAATTCAATCTAGAAGGGAAAGAACTTTTCCTGCATTTTATGATGGGGATTGGAAGTATTTTAATGAGATTGACGAAGCTAGAAAAACAAACAAACATATGATCGTGTTAAAAGCACGACGTAAAGGATACTCTTATAAAGCTGGTGCAATGCTAGCAAGAAATTATTTTTTTGTACGTAATTCTAAGAATTTTGTATTTGCCAGCCAAAAAGAATATTTAATTGGGGACGGTCTTTTATCTAAAGCGTGGGAATTTCTATCTTTTATAGATGACCATACTGCTTGGACTCAACCAAGATTAAGAGATAGAGAAATGCTTAAAATGTCTGGGTATAAGAAAAAAGTAAATGGAGTTGAAATTGAAATGGGAATGAAATCTCAAATTATAGGAGTTTCACTTAAAGATAATCCAGATAAAGTAAGGGGTAAAGCAGGAGAGTTAATATTTTTTGAAGAAGCAGGATCTTTTCCAGGATTATTAAAAGCATGGGAGGTAGCAATGCCAACAATGCGTCAAGGATCTAAAACATTAGGATTAATGGTGGCATTTGGTACGGGTGGTACTGAAGGAGCAGATTTTGAAGCAATGGA